CTTCTAGCGCACCTCGACGAGCTCGAGGCATCAACGCCTTCGCACAAATGGAATCGGCTGTTTCGCATCCGCGACCTCCGTTACGCCTTCGCTTCGCGGCTCGGCCGAGGGTAGGGGCGGCGCCTTTTGCTCCCCGTCTCCGTCAACTACCGTCGGCAAAGCACGCGTGCGCGGCCGCGAAAACCCTGGCAAATGTCACCCCCCCGGCTATGGTCGCCGGCGAGGCTTTGGCAACCGACCCAAGGAGGAGCCCCATGGACCCCGGCAACGGCAACATCTACACCGAGGACGAAGCCCGCCGGCTAGGCCTCGACTTCGACCGGCTCATCCCCCTCGATAAAACCACCGCCCGCCGGCTCCTCGAGAAACGCCGCCGCGCCACCCGCGCCATACTCGGCGAGGAAGGCCGCCGGCTCGACAAAGCCCGACGCCGAGCTCGCAACAGAGCCGCCCGCGCATCTCGGAAGGTCAACCGATGAACCCCCACCGCTTCGGCGACCTCGACGGCACGCCCATCGACCGCGCCGGCATCAGACTCTCCGGCGGCGGCTCCATCACCCGCCTCCTCGACGACGACGAGCCCATTGCCCTCCTCGTCTACGGCCACGCCGGCCTCCCCGCCATGCGCCGCAACGCCGACGACGAGCTCGTCCGCGTCCACTCCCTCAAACCCACCTACGTCGCCGAGCTCACCCCCGAACTTATCAAAACCCTCGCCGGCAAACGGACCACCAACACCATCATCGACGCCGTCCGCGAGGTCTACGACGGCACCCTCGGCGTCGCCCGCCTCCCTATGGACGAGGAGCCCGCCGGCGACGAGGACGAACCCGATGCCTAGTCGAGGCCGCCCGCCGAAACCCACCAAACTCAAACTCGTCGAAGGCAACCCCGGCAAACGAGCACTCCGCCAAGAACCCAAACCGCCGCCCTCGCGGCCCGTAAAGCCGGCATGGCTCCCCGCCGGCATCGCCAAAGGCGAATGGGACCGTGTCACCCCCATCCTCGACGAGCTCGGCGTCCTCTCCGTCCTCGACCGCACCGCCCTCGCCACCTATTGCATCGCCGTCGCCGGCATCAAAGCCGCCACCGATGACCTCCGCATCCGCGGCTATCTCATCCCCTCCGCCCGCGAGGACGGCGCCCTCATCAAAAACCCGTCCAACCAACTCCTCCGCGACTACGCCAAACTCGTCGCCCAATTCTCGGCCATGCTCGGCATGAGCCCCGCCGACCGCGTCCGTCTCACCGGCGACGCCGGCGTCCATGGCGGCGAGCTCGGCCTCGAAGCCCTCCTCCGTTGACCCCTCCCCTTGTCGAGCTCCCCGGCTTCGACGAGCGCGTCCGCCGTCACACTTACACCGGCAACCGGCTCCCCGTTCTCTACGCCGGCCGGCGTCACTGTCGCCGATGCACCCATGGCGAACTCCTCGCCATCGAGCCCATCATCGAAGACGCCCTCTTTGCCCATGGCGGCTACGGCGCCTCCACCCGCAAAACCGTCGAGGTTTGCCTCGCGTGCGGCGCCGTCAACGTCACCTCCACCGAAACCCTCCGCCCGCCCCGTAACCTTCGCCCATGAGCTCCCCCGCGGTCGAAGTCGCCTTCGTCGACGAATGGGCCGACCTCGCCGTCAACTTCTTCGAGCGCGTCCTCGTCCACACCAAAGGCCGTTACGCCCGCGTCCCGTTCATCCTCGCCCCATGGCAACGCGACGACATCATCCGCCCCCTCTTTGGCACCGCCCGATGGGACCCCCAATTCGGCGAATGGGTGCGTCTCTACAACGAGGCATGGCTCGAGCTCGGCCGCAAAAACGGCAAATCGGAAAAGCTCGCCGGCATCGGCCTCAAACTCCTCGTCGCCGACGACGAGGAGGCCGCCGAAATCTACGGCGCCGCCAAAGACCGCGACCAAGCCGGCCTCGTATTCAACGTCGCCGCCCGTATGGTCCGCCTCTCCCCGCTCCTCGACCGCCGGCTCAAAATCATCGACTCCCGCAAAACCATCGTCGACCCCATCACCGACTCCATCTACCGCGTTGTTGCCGCCGACGCCGACGGCAACCTCGGCCAAGACCCCTCCGGCATCATCTTCGACGAAATCATCTCCCAACCTTCCCGCGAGCTCTACGACACCTTCCGCACCTCCTTCGGCTCCGGCTCGAGACGCCAACCCCTCCTCGTCGCCGCCACCACCGCCGGCAACGACCCCGAAGGCTTCGCCGCCCATGAGCATCAAGTCGCCATCGGCATCGCCGAAGACCCCGCCAAAGCGCCCAACCGTTTCGTCTACATCCGCAACACCCCCGAAGACGCCGACCCATGGTTGGAGAAGAATTGGCACCATGCCAACCCCGCGCTCGGCGACTTCTTATCCCTCGAACGGCTACGCCAAGAAGCCCGCGAAGCCCAATCTGACCTCCTCAAAGAAAACTCGTTTCGTCAATACCGGCTCAACCAATGGGTCCAACAAACCACCCGCGCTATCCGCCTCTCCGATTGGGACAAATGCGGCACCATGCTCGGCGAACCCGACGAGCTCATCGGCCGCCCCGTCTACGCCGGCCTCGACCTGGCCGCCACCTCCGACCTCGCCGCCCTCAAACTCGTCTTTCCGCCGCTCCCCGCCGAGGCCGACCTCGACGACGAGGCCGACGTCGAACCGCTCCGCATCGTCTCCCGCTACTTCATGCCCCAAGCTCTCATCCCCGAACTCGACAAACAAACCGGCGGCAAAATCTCGGTATGGGTGCGTCAAGGTTTCATCAAAGCCACCCCCGGCGACGTCATCGACTACGACGCCATCCACGACGAGCTCGCCGCCGCCGCCACCCGATACAACCTCCTCGACGTCTCCATCGACATCTGGAATTCGACCGCCACCTCCAATTGGTGCGCGGCCAACGGCATCACCGCCGTCCCCGTCTCCCAAACCTTCCGAGCTCTAAGCCCACCCACCAAAGAACTCCTCCGGCTCATCAAATCCGCCGGCATCTCCCACAACGGCAACCCCGTCGACCGTTGGAACATCGACGCCGTCGAACTCAAACGCGACTACTCCGACAACGTCCGCCCCGTCAAACCCGACCGCAACAAATCCGGCAAACGTATCGACGGCTTCGTCGCCCTCATCCTCGCCGTCGACGGCTACCTCCGACGCGGCACCGGCCGCCGCTCCGCCTATGAAGACGGCGACGTCGAGGTTGTCTAAGTAGGCTTCGCACTAATGGAGCTCGCCACCGACCTCATCCTCATCGCGGCACTCATCAGCGTCGGCCTCTACGGCGCCCTCGAGCTCGTCTCCCGCATCCGTCTCCGCCGACGCACCATCATCGTCGTCCTCAAAGACTCACCCCGCTCATCCTGGCGCGGCGTCCTCTGGCACCAAGGCCGCAACTACCTCGAGCTCCGCGGCGCCTCCTACCTCGAGGCCGGCGCTTCGGTCCCCGTTGACGGCGCCGTCGTCCTCCCCCGCTCTAACATCGCGTGGATACAAGACCCCGAGGAGCACTAATTGGCCGTCATATCCTCCGCCGGCACTCTCACCGACCTCGAGCGACGGCCGGCCTCCTACGCCGCCGCCGGCGGCTCCGTCGCCCTCTACAACAACCTCCGGCAAACCTACGCCCAAATCGTCGAAACCCAACCCAACGTCCGCACCGTCATCTCCTTCCTCGCCCGTAACGTCGCCCAACTAGGTATCCACCTTTTCCAACGTGTCGCCGACGATGACCGCGCCCGAGTCACCGACCACGACTTCGTCCGAGCCCTCGCCAAACCCAACCCGCTCGACCGTCGCCTCACCCGCTACCGGCTCATCCATGCCACCGTGTCGGACCTTTGCGCCTACGACGTCGCCTATTGGGCGCTCGTCAAAAATCCCGGCGGCGGCAACCGGCCGGCCATCGTCCGTTTACCCCCTTCCAAAGTCGCCGTCGTCGGCGAGTCTTGGCTCTGGCCCGAGGCTTACGAGCTTCGAGGCAACCGCGGCAAAATGAGCATCAAACCCGACGCCCTCGTCCACTTCCAAGGCTCCCTCAACTTCACCGACCCGCTCCTCGGCACCTCGCCCATCGAAACCCTCCGCCGCATCCTCGCCGAGGAGGCCGCCGCCGGCGACTATCGAGAACAGTATTGGAGGAGCGGCGCCCGCGTCTCCGGCGTCATCGAACGCCCCGCCGACGCTCCCCCATGGGGCGACACCGCCCGCGACCGCTTCCGCAAAGGATGGAGCGGCGCTTACACCGGCTCCGGCTCGGCCGCCGGTGGCACCCCCATCCTCGAGGACGGCATGACCTACAAGGAGACGGCCGGCACCGCCCGAGACGCCCAATACATCGAAGCCCGCAAACTCACCCGCGAGGAAACCGCCGCCGCTTACCATGTCCACCCCGCCTTCGTCGGCATCCTCGAACACTCCAACTTCGCCAACATGCGCGAACAACACCGCTCCCTCTACATGGACACCCTCGGCCCTTGGATTGTCATGTTGGAGGAGGACCTCGAAGCCCAAGCCCTCCCCGCCTTCGTCGCCAATGAGGCCGACCTCGAGGACCTCTACGTCGAATTCAACATCGCCGAGAAACTCCGCGGCTCCCTCGAGGAGCTCGCCGACTCCCTCACCCGTCTCGTCGGCCGGCCCCTACTCACCGCGAATGAAGGCCGCGCCCTCCTCAACCGCAACGCCCTCGACGAGGGCGGCGGCCTCGTCACCCCTCTCAACGTCATCGTCGGCGGCCAAGTCACCGCCGGCGCCGCACCCAACGACGCCGCCGGCACCGCCGGCCGGCTCCCCACACTCAAGGAGCTCACCGCCGCCACCAAGGCCGGCATCTCCGCCGGCACCCGACGAGCTCTCGCCACCGAAGCCACCGCCGCCCACCTCGCCGCCCTCGAACGGACCTTCGAGCGGCAACGCCGCGCGGTGCTCTCCAACTTCGGAGCAACCGCCAAGGCCGCCGCCGGCGACCTTTTCGACCGCGCCCGCTTCGACGCCGAGCTCGCCGCCGACCTCCTCGGCATCGCCCTCTACACCGCCGAGCTCTACGCCGGCGCCACCGCCTCCGCCCTCGCCTTCGACGAACTCGACACCACCGTCTTCGACGCCTACCTCACCGAAAACACCCGCATCGCCGCCGCCAACATCAACGCCACCACCGTCGCCGCCATCGCCGACGCCCTCACCGCCGCC